CGCAATGCCAGCCGAAGCCGCCCGACCCCCAGGTCGTGGAAGTCGAGCCGGTCGCTGTGGCGCTCCCGCAGCGTTGGGATGCGCAGGACGTTGCGGGCGATCTTCTCCAGCGCGGCGTCCGCGCCCGCCCGGCGGTCGCAGGTGGCGGCGTTGGCCAGGTACTGGTCCCGGTCGGCCGTCGCCCGGGCGCACGGATGTTTCGGAAAGCACTCGGCGGCCCGGCGCAACAGCGCGGCCGCCTGCGGCCAGGCCTCTGCCCGCTGGGCTGCTTCGGCCTCGCAGGCGTAGTCCAAATGTGTGGTCTGTTGTTCTGGCACGGTAGTTCTCCTAGTTCACTGGTCGCCGAAGAATTCCTCGATCTCGCGCTCCGCCGCGGCGTGGTCGAACTCGTAGCCCTCGAGCCGCCAGCGGCGCAATTGCCGCTGGGCGTCCGGAAGGCTACGCAGCTCGTGGCAATCGTACCCGATGCCGTCGTCATCCATGACGCACATCAGGCCGTCGCACAACTCGATCGTGTACTGGGGCATGGCAAGGTCCTTTCGTGTTGGGAGCTAGCAATCGCTCAAACGCAACAATTCGCGGTAGTAGTCGTGGATCATCGAATTGGTGCCACGGTGTCCGTCCAGCTCGTATTGCAGGCACTCGGCCATCGAGAAGACGTCCTCCTGGCAATCGGCCATGACGTGGTGCGTGCGGCCGTCGGGGTTTTCCGGCACAAGGATGGTGACCTCGATCCAGTCGTCGCCCCGCCGGCGTGCGGCCGTGGCGTAGTGGCCCGGGCGTCCTTCGAAGTCGATTCGCGTGATTCGCATGGTCGTTTCCTCTTGGTTGTGGTGGTCGGCGTTATCAAACCCGTCATGACACAGGAGCCAGCTTTTTGGAAAAACATCAAGCGAAGTCCCTGCCAATCGGCGAGGAATTCTCGGAATACTTTTCTTGGGAGTCGTAGCACCGGATGAGCGAAAGTAACGCTGAAGGACGGCAAGGCGGCCCGCTCAATCCCCAGGCGCTTTCCCTGGTGAACGCGGCGCGCGTGTTGACCGCCTCGGGCACCGAGCCGGTCACCGTGGAGATGCTTCGCCGCGACGTTGATGCCGGCGCCCCGGTGAATCCGGACGGCACGATCAACCTGGTGGCCTACGCCGCCTGGCTCGTGAAGGAGGCCGCAGGAAAGACACATGGCGAGTGATCCCCGAAAACTGCGGCCGAGCGAGTTGTGCCGCTTGTTGAACTCGACGCCGCTGGGCGAAGTGATCAACGAGCGACAGCTTCATCGCCACCGCACGCGGGCCGGCCTGCGGATCGGAGACGGGCGGTTCGTCGATCTCTTGCGCTACGTCGCCTGGCTGGTTCACATTCGCCACGCGCCGAAGCCGCAAGCCGACGGCGGTCCCTACGAGAAACTCAAGGAGCGGGCCCGGGCGCGAAACGTGGCGCTGGCGATCGCCGGACGCGACATCGGTGAATTGCCGGAAGTCAAAGACCCTGAGCGGAAGCGGAAGGCCTCGACCGACTTCCGCTTCTTCTGCGAATCGTACTTCCCTCTTACCTTCCACCTCGCCTGGTCACCCGACCACCTGAAGGTGATCGCCAGAATCGAGCAGGCCGTGTTGCGGGGCGGTCTGTTCGCGATGGCCATGCCGCGCGGCTCGGGAAAAACCACTATCTGCGAGTGCGCCTGCATCTGGGCAGCGCTCAACGGGCACCGCCAGTTCGTTTGTCTAATCGGTTCGGACGAAGGGCACGCGATGGACATGCTCGAATCGATCAAGATGGAGCTCGACGGCAACGACCTGCTCTTGGAGGATTTCCCCGAAGTCGCGTTCCCGATCCAATGTCTCGACGGCATCGCCAACCGCTGCAACGGGCAGCTCTACAAAGGTGAACGCACCCACATCGGCTGGACGGCCCGCGAGATCGTGCTGCCGACCATGCCGGGCAGCAAGGCCAGCGGCGCGATCGTGAAGGTGGCCGGCATCACGGGTCGCATCCGAGGCATGAAGTACAAGCGGGCCGATGGACGAACCATGCGCCCGTCGCTGGTGGTGATCGACGATCCGCAAACCGACGAGTCGGCACGGTCGCTCTCGCAATGTGCCACCCGCGAAAGCATTCTCGCCGGTGCGATCCTGGGCCTGGCCGGGCCCGGCAAGAAGATCTCGGGAATCATGCCTTGTACGGTCATCCGGCCCGGCGACATGGCCGACAATATCCTCGATCGCGACAAACATCCCGAGTGGAACGGCCAGCGCACCAAGATGGTCTACTCGTTCCCCACAGACGAGAAACTCTGGCAACGCTACGCCGAGCTGCGCGCGGAGAGCCTGCGACTGAACGGCGACATTCGCCTGGCGACCGAGTTCTATTCGCGGAATCGTGAGGCGATGGACGCGGGTTCCAAGGTGGCGTGGCCCGCGCGGTACAACCACGACGAGGTCTCGGCGATCCAGCACGCGATGAACCTCAAGCTGCAGGACGAGGCGGCCTTCTTCGCGGAATACCAGAACGAGCCGCTACCGGAGGAGACGGCCGACGCGGACGAACTCTCGGCCGAACAAATCGCCGGCAAGATCAACCGCATGCGGCGGGGGGCCGTACCGATCAGCTGCAGTCACTTGACGATGTTCATCGACGTGCAGGCCAACCTGCTGTTCCACGTCGTGGCGGCCTGGGAGGACGATTTCACGGGTTACGTCGTGGACTACGGGACGTTCCCCGATCAGAAGTGGCCCTATTTCACGCTGCGCGACTCGCGGGTCACACTTGCCGTGGCCACCGGAATCAACGCCCTGGAAGGGGCGATCTACGCCGGCCTCGATCGGCTCACGACGGACCATCTTGGGCGGGAATGGCGGCGCGACGACGGCGCGATGGTCCGGATCGAACGATGCCTGATCGACGCCAACTGGGGTTCATCCACCGACGTCGTCTACCAGTTCTGTCGGCAATCGGCGCACGCGGGGATCGTGATGCCGAGCCACGGCCGGTTCGTCGGGGCGTCGAGCCAGCCCTTCTCCGAGTACAAGCGAAAGCCGGGCGACCGGCTGGGGCACAACTGGCGGATGCCCAACGTCCGCGGCAAGCGCGCCGTGCGCCACGTCGTCTACGACACAAACTACTGGAAATCGTTCGTTCACGCCCGCTTGGCGGTCCCGATGGGCCAGCGCGGGTGTCTATCTCTGTTCGGCGACAACCCCGAGCGACACCGCTTGTTGGCGGAGCATCTCACGTCGGAGTACCGCGTGAGGACCGAAGGCCGCGGCCGGACGGTCGACGAGTGGAAGATGCGGCCCGAGCGGGGGGACAACCACTGGTTCGACTGCCTGGTGGGCTGCGCCGTCGCGGCGTCGATCCAAGGGGCGGTGCTGGAAGGGACGCAGATCCCGCCCGAAAAACGCCGGCGGGTCAGCTTCGCGGAGATGCAACGGAGCCGACGTCGATGAGCCAAAGACAAGCTGACCGCTCCAACCGTGGAATCTGTTGTCCCAAGTGCGGCTGCCGGCACTTCTACACAACGCATACTGAACCGATGCGGGATGGACGCATTCGACGCCGCAAAGAGTGCCGCCACTGCGGTCGCAGGATCGTGACCCACGAAACGCCCGTCACGGCAACGCGGAGACCGCATTGCTAGATGTAGCACGAATTCCCGAAATCTTCACCGTAGGCGCGCAAGACGACCTCCCGGTGGCATAGGTAACCAAGGGAGAGTCAGTCCGGCGCGAGCAAGTGGACTCTTCGCCGGGTGGCCTCTCGCCCGGACGGCTCTCCCATGGAACCCACAATCATGGCCGACGATCTCCAAGACGCGATCCGCGAAAACGCCCAAGGGCCTGCCAAGGCATCCGGCGATTCCGGCAGCGTGGAGCAGCACAAGATTCCACACCAGATCGCGGCCGACAAATACATCGCCTCGAAGGAAGCCGCCAAGTCGAAGGGTCGCGGCCTCGTTTTCAACAAACTCGTTCCACCGGGAGCATCGTAGTGTTCGGGTGGCTGTTGAAAACCTTCTTGCCGAAAGCGTCGCGGCCAGCAGGACGCCGGGCGGTGCGTCTGGTCCGCGCCCGTTACGACGCCGCATCCACGACGGATGACAACCGCCGCCACTGGGCCGCCGCTGACAGCCTCTCGGCCAACGCGGCCAACAGCCCCACGGTGCGGCGCATTCTGCGGGACCGGGCCCGCTACGAGGTGGCCAACAACAGCTACGCCCGGGGCATCGTGTTGACGCTGGCGAACGACGTAGTGGGGACTGGCCCGCGGCTGCAACTGCACACCTCCGACCAGGACGCGAACAAGCGGATCGAGGCCGAGTTCATGCGGTGGGCGGGCGAGGTCGGCCTGGCCGAGAGGCTGCGGACGATGCGCATCGCCCGAGCGCAGGACGGCGAGGCATTCGCCGTGCTGACGAGCAATCCCCGGTTGTCGACCCGGGTATCACTCGATTTGAGGCTCGTCGAGGCGGACCAGATCACCACGCCGGACCTGAATCCCCTTTCCCCCAATGCCGTCGACGGGATTGTGTTCGACGAAGCGGGCAATCCCGTCGAGTATCACATCCTGAAGCATCATCCGGGCGACACGCGAATTGGGATGGTAGCGGCGCGGGCCTACGAGCGGGTGCCGGCGGAATCGGTGATTCATTGGTTCCGCACGGATCGGCCTGGCCAGGTCCGCGGCATTCCCGACATCACGCCGGCGTTGCCCCTGTTCGCACAGCTTCGGCGCTATACGCTCGCGGTGCTCGCGGCGGCCGAGACGGCGGCCGACTTCGCCGGCATTCTCTACACCGACGCGCCCGCCAGCGGAGAAGCCGACGCGGCCGAGCCGTTCGAGCCAATCGAACTCGAAAAACGCGCGCTTCTGACGATGCCGGGCGGCTGGAAGATGAGCCAATTGGAGGCGGAGCAACCGAGCACTTCCTACGGCGAGTTCAAGCGGGAAATCCTCAACGAAATCGCCCGTTGCCTCAACATGCCGGCAAACGTCGCGCGGGCCGATTCGTCCGGGTACAACTACGCCTCCGGCCGGCTCGACCACCAGACCTACTTCAAGGCGATCCGCGTCGAGCAGTCGCACCTGGAAGCCGCCGTCCTGGATCGCATTCTCGCGGCCTGGTTGGACGAGGCCTCGCTCATCCCCGGACTGTTGCCGGAGGGCCTGCCGCCGATCGCCTCATGGGAACACCAGTGGTTTTGGGACGGCCGCGAACACGTCGATCCGGCCAAAGAGGCCTCGGCCCAGGCGACCCGGCTGGCCAGCCACACCACGACGCTGGCGGAAGAATACGCCCGCCGCGGGCTCGATTGGCAGGAGCAAGTGCGTCAGCGGGCCAAAGAAATCTCGCTCTTGACGGAACTTGGCATCGCGACCGCGACCCTGGCCGAAACCGAAACGCAAGTCACCGTGATGGAGGACGACGATGACAAGTGACACCCGTGAACTGCGATTGGTCAGTCCCGTGGAACTGACCCTCGAAGCCGCCGGCGACGGCGAAGGGGAGCGACCGGCGACGGTCCACGTCGCGGCCTACAGCGGCGGACTGATCAACGTGGCCGGATTCGGTCCGGTGGTGATCGACATCAAGGGGATCGAAACGCCCGAGCGGGTGCCGCTGTTGGCCGACCACGAGAACCGGATCGACGCGGTGCTGGGAAGCGGATCGCCCCGGCGAACAGACGGCCGTCTGTCGGTGGAAGGGACGTTGTCGCGGTCCAACGAGCGGGCCCGGCGCGTGATCGAACTGCACCGAGACGGCGTGCCGCTCCAGGCCAGCGTGGGTGCGGAACCGCTAGAGACCGAACGGATCGCCAAGGGTCGCAAAACGGTCGTCAACGGCCGTACGGTTCGCGCCGAGGCCGGGAGCTTTTTGCTCGTGCGCCGGTCGCGGCTGAAACACGTGGCCATCGTGCCCAACGGGGCCGACGGCACCACAGGCATCGACATCGCGGCCCAGGCCGCCAATTCATTGGAGGAGAATACCGACATGCAGTTCACGCAATGGATCGAAACGCAAGGGTTCGACGCGAAGGACCTGGACGAAAAGCAAACCGCCAGCCTCCGGGCGATGTACGACGCGCAGGTCGACGGCACGGATGGCCGCCACGCCGCGGCGGACAAGGACGTGACCGCGACCGCCGTGGCGGACCTGCGCGCGGAGTTGGCGGCCGAAACGACCCGAGTCGCGGCGATCCGAAAGATCTGCCGCGGCCAGCACGGCGACATCGAGGCCCGGGCGATCACCGAAGGGTGGGACGAGGCGAAGACCGAATTGACCGTATTGCGAGCAGAGCGGCCCAAGGCCCCGGCGATTCACGCCTCCGGCGAGGCATCCACCCCCGTCGAGGCGGAAATTCTCGAGGCGGCACTATGCGGCACGCTCAACACACCCGGTCGCGAAAAGCAGTTCTTCGAGCAGACGCTCGAAGCGGCCGACAAGAACTACCGTCGTCTCGGCATCCAGGAATTGATCCTCATGGCGGCCCGCGCCGGCGGCTACACCGGGCGGGCGACCATCTCGCGGGAAACGCTGCCGGAAATCTTCCGCGCCGCGTTCGCCCCGATCAACGCGGCGTTCAGCACACTGTCGCTTCCCGGCATCTTCTCGAACGTGGCCAACAAGGAGTTGCTGGCCGGCTTCATGGAGGAGGATCAAACCTGGCGCGAGGTGTCCGTCACGCGTACGGTGAGCGACTTCAAGACCGTGACCAGCTACCGGCTGCTCGACGACATGGAGTACGAGGAATTGGCCCCGGACGGCGAGATCAAGCACGGCGCGCTCTCCGAGGAATCGTACACGCGGCAGGCGCGGACCTACGCCAAGATGTTCTCGCTCACGCGCACGGCGATCATCAACGACGATCTTGGCGCGTTCGAGGATATTCGCACGCGGTTGGGCGCCGGTGCGGCCCGGAAGTTCAACAACGTCTTTTGGGCCCGCTTCATGGACAACTCGTCATTCTTCACGTCCGCGCGGTCCAACTACGTCACCGGTGCTGATTCGGCCTTGGACGTTGACGGGACGGGCCTGCAAAAGGGCATCCTGGCGTTTCGCAAGCTCAAGTCGCCCGACGGCAAGCGGCTCGGAGGCATCCCGACCATCCTGCTCGTGCCGCCGGAACTTCAGTTCGTCGCCCAACGGCTCTACCAGAGCACGACCGTGAACACGGGCGGCGCTTCGACGAAGGACACGGTGCCCAACGACAACATCCACGCCGGCAAGTACCGGCCGGTGGTCGTGGACTGGCTGAGCGACGCGGCGTTCACGGGAAACTCCGCCAAGGCATGGTACCTGTTGCGATCCCCGTCCATCCTCGCGCCGGTGGTGGTGAGCTTCCTGGACGGCGTGCAAACCCCCACGGTCGACGTGGCCGAGGCGGACTTCAACCAACTCGGCGTGCAGTTCCGCGGCTACCACGACTTCGGCGTCGACTTCGCGGAGTGGTTGGCCGGAATCAAATCCAAGGGCGAAGCGTAATCGTACTGTCCACCAGTCATTACGGAGACACGATCATGAACGACCTGCTTCCCATCCTTTCGGCCGAATTGTCGGCATTCCTCGGTGCGGCGGACAAGCGCGAGTACCTGATCACCCGCGCCGAAAAGCTGTTCGACGAACTGGTCGAGCCGATCGACCTGCCCGGGCCCGACGTGATCGTCGACCCGGTGCTGCGGGCGGTGATCCGGCCGCTGGTCGGCCGGGTCTACGACGAGGTGGTCCGCAAACTGGAGGTCCCCGCCCATGCCGCTTGACCAACTCGCCCCGCATCTACCGGTCTTGGCCGTCGCGGCCGGCGTGCTACTGCTGCTGTGGGGCCAACGCGATCGGCTCAAGACACTGATTGGCCGGCTGTGGCCGATCAAGCCGGATGACGACACTCCGGACGGCGGGGACGAAACGGAAGCCGCCGCACACGAGACCTACGCCTGTTTGCGGCGGTTGCTCGAGGCGGTGGAGGACTGCCCCAACGCGACGGACGCTCTGCAATTGATCGTACTGCAGGCGCTGGTTTGCGGCGCTGATCCGCCCCATTATCGAGTGACCTGGGAGGGCAAGCCGTGAAACCGACCACTCTCTTGGCCACGGTCTTGATCGTGGCGGGCCTGCTGGCCACGTGGCGGCCGACCGTACCAATCCCCGAACCAATTCCCGCCCCGCCGGAGGCCGCAACTCGGGCGATTCTTGGGCCCGTGTTGGCCAAACTCGCGGGCCACGCGGATGAGGCCCGGCAGTTGGCGGCCTTCTACCACGAAGCGGCCGAGACGATCCGGCGCGACGGCACTGGCGCGAAGGTTGTCAAGACCACGGCCGACTTGCGCACATTCTGCCAGCGGGCCGTGACACTACGTTTCCAGGGGGCCTTTGCCAAGGTGCCGGGGCTTTCCGGTGCGATCCATGGTCCGGACGGGGCGCTGGCCAAGCTGTTGAAACTCGACGTGGCCAAGCTTGACCATGTCAAGGCGGCGGCGGCTCTGGACGCGGTGGCCTGGGCCTGCCAGGAGGCCGCGAGATGAGCCATGTATTCCAGACGCCCGACCAGATCCGCTCCGCCTACGAAAACGGCTTGCCGGGTTGGCAGTTCAACCAGGAGACAATGGACGCCCTGATGGCCGACCGCAAGGCGCTGTTGTTCGCCGAGGCGGCACCGCACTTGGCCGGCGTGGGCCAAGGCAAGATGGCGCTGCTATGGCGATCGCGGGAGAAGTACGATCCGGGCGCGTTCGGCCAGGAGTCCCAGACCACCGGCGACTGCGTGTCGCACGGCTCGCGCAACGCGCGGGAAGTAACCCGCTCGGTGGAAATCCACATCAAACGGGAGCCCGAGGAGTTTTACAGGCGGACCGCTACGGAGCCAACGTACGGGGCTCGGGGCCACGGTGGCCAGGGCATGGACCCGGCCCAGGCGACACGCTTTGAAAGCGATTTCGGGTTCCTCTTCCGCCAGAAATATCCGTTTGTCGATCTGTCACAGTACGACTCGCGGATCGGAAGCCGCTGGGGATCGACCGGGGTGCCGGAAGCAGTCAAAGAGGAGTGCCGCAAGCACAACGTCGGCCAGTGGGTCGCGCCGGAGACGGCGGAGGAGGTCAAGGACCTGCTCTACTCGGGCTACGCCCTGCACAGCGGCCAGAATTTCGGCGTGCGATCGACCTCCGACAGTCGGGGCATCGCCGTCCCCAGTGGCCGCTGGTCGCACGACATGGCCACCGTCGGCTACGACGACACGCGCGAGGTCTATCCGGTGTGCGTCTTCCTGGTGGCCAATTCGTGGGGGCGTTGGAATTCGCCGCCCAAGGTGTGGCCGGAAGACCGTTACGGCCCGTGGCCGGAAGGTTCCTTCTGGGTGGCTGAAGACGTCTACGCCCGCTACTTCGTGGGCAGTCGCTCGATCTTCGCCTACTGCGACATCAAGGGTGTGCCGCAGAAGAAGCTGCCGGACTACGGCAATCTCAAGCACGTTTTGGGGTGAGATGATGAAACGTTTGCTGCTGATTGTTGGATTCTGCGTTCTGTTTGTCGGTGGCTGTCTGCCTGGCGTGGCGGGCCGCGACTACCGTGACGCCGTGGCGGTCGAGTGGGCCGTGGCCACGATGACGGATCGGACCCCACAGCCCTACAAGTGCCCGCGGTGCAAAGACACCGGCTGGATCACCCACGGTGACGGCCACCGCACACCTTGCCCGGAATGTAGCGACGGCAGCAGCGGCCCCTATGGCGGCCCACTCGATACGCTCCGCGAGGCCAAGGAGGGCAATGAACTGGCCTACCGCGGCAAGGCCCTGTTGGATGCTGCCGAGCGGGAAGGCAAGATCACCGTGGACGTTCACCTGCCGAAATCCGAGTCGCCGCGAGTCGAACATCGGCCAGCCGGTGGCACGTGCCCGGGCGCGTTCTGTCCCTACGTGCCTCCGGCACCGTCGGAAGGGACCAATGCGTCGGATGCCCGGACTGCCGGGTCCTGTTCGAGTGGTTCCTGTTCGCGCGGCGTTTTGCGCCGGCGGCCCTTTTGGAGGTTCCGCCGATGACGGCTGCACAAATCGAGGCCACGCAGTACGTGCTGGGTCATTCATGGACCTGCCGTAGGTGGCGAAAGCACTCCCGCTGGCTCGCTGGCGAGGCCGTCAAGTTTCTCGCTCGACAAGACGTGTCGCCGGACCGCCCAGACGAGTGGCGAAGCCGGCTGGCCGCACACCTGCGAGGTCGCGTCCGCGGCCAGCTGGTGGGCAATCCCGTGCTGATTTGGATCCTCTTGAACGTGGTCGTGCCGATCGTGGTCCGGCTGGTGATCGAGTGGTGGCTGAACCGAAAGGGCGCGTGAGATGGCCGATGTGATCCAACTCTGGTCGCCGCTTATCCAGGGCGGATTCGCCGTGTTCGCCCTGCTCTTGTTGGGTGTGAACGTTTGGCTAGTCAAGCAGCTGTTAAAGGTGCTCAAGGACAACAGCCAGGTGATCGCCGGCAACACGCGGGCCATCGAGTCAGTTGCCACCATTGCCAGCGACACCCGCGAATTGATGCAGCAGTTGCGTGACGAACTGCTGAAACGGCCGTGCCTGATGGATGGGTACGGCCAGGAGGAAGAAGCGTAACCGTGTCGTGGGTCTTCGGCCCGCACAATGCAAAAGGAGTACAGAATGTCTGTCGTTTTTGTGCATGACGGCAATTCGATCGACTACACGCCAGCCGCCGACGTGACGGCCGGGGACGTGGTCGTGCAAAGCGACCTGGTCGGCGTGGCCAAGCTGGACATCCCGACGGGCACGCTGGGCGCCCTGGCCGTGACCGGTGTGTTCGACTTCCCCAAGGCGACCGGCGCCGGCACGGCGATCGCCGCCGGCGTGAAGGTCTATTGGGACGAGGACACCCAGCAGGCCAGCGAAGAGGGCGACGAGTCGGATAGCGGGTCGGATTCGCTGGAAGGTGCAGCCTTCCTGGGTAAAGCAGTCAAGGACGCGACCGACGACGATGAGACGGTCCGCGTTCGGCTGAGTCAGTAGTTCCAAAGCGGAAAGCCGAAAGCGGAAAGCCAAATCATGGTCGACTTGCTTCGAAAGGGGGCTGAGTGGCTCCAGCAGCAGCGCACGGCGCACTGCTCCAGCCCGGTCCAGTACCGGCGGGGACTGGACGCGCATGTCATCCAAGCCACTCGAGGAAAAACCGAGTACGAGGTGGTCGACGACTACGGCGCAACCATCGGCAGCCACGTGGTCGACTTCCTGATCATGGCCGACGAGTTGAATCTGAAGCCCGAGCCGGGCGATGTGATCGTCTCGGACGGGTACCAGTACGAGGTGATGAACCTCGGCGGTGAAGGTTGCTGGCGATTCAGCGACCCGAACCTGATTACGATGCGGATTCACACGAAGGAGATCGGCCCCGCATGAGCCTTGCCACCGACATCGCCGATGCCGTGGCGACCGAATTGAATGCGGCCCCGGGTGGCACGTTCAGCCAGCCGTTTTCGGCGGTGCGTCGCGTGCTGCCGGAGTTCGACCTGGAGTACCTGGCCGAATTGAAGGTGTCGGTCGTACCCAAGAGTGTCGAGATCACCGGTTCCACGCGGGCGGCCAGCCAGTACGAGGTGGCCGTGGATGTTGGCGTCCAGAAGAAGCTGGGCAAGGATCTCGATGCGGAGGTGGCGGCCTTGGGCACGCTGGTTGACGAAGTGGCCGACTACCTTCGCCGGCGGACGATCGACCAGGCCCCGTTCGCCGTGTGGGTCGGCATCCGAAATGAACCGGTGTACGTGTCGGAACACCTGGCCGAGCGGCGGGTGTTTACCAGTGTTTTGACGGTGACCTACCGGGCCATGAAGTGAACCGAGGATGGCAACGCCAAGATGATCGGCTTTGACGTCAAACGAGTGTTCTTCGACACGAAGACCGTCCGCGCCAAGACGGATCGGGCGACGCGCCGTGTACTCTCGCGGTTCGGTGCCTTCGTCCGGCAGACGGCCCGGCGGAGCATACGTAAGCGAAAGAAGTCGAGCCAGCCGGGCCGGCCGCCCAGCAGCCATACGGGGCTGCTCAAGAAGTTCATCTGGTTCGGCTACGACGTAGTTCGCCGCAGCGTGGTCATCGGCCCGGTTCGGCTTTCGCAAAAGGGCCGTGGCGAGGCGCCGTCCGCGCTGGAGCATGGCGGACTCGTAATGATGCGGCCCCGTCGTCGCGAGGGAAAGGAGACAAGGACCCGCATCCGCCCGCGGCCGTTCATGGGCCCGGCCATGGACAGAGAAAAACCCAAGCTGCCCGTCTTGTGGCGGGACAGCATCAAGTAGAAGGGAGGATTCATCGTGTCACAGACATTCCTGTTGGGCATGAATGCCAAGATCTATCAGGGGGCCGCCGGTGGCGACCTGGCGTCGCTTACCGAAATGAGCAACGTCAAGGACGTCACGCTCAATCTCGAAGCGGGCGAGGCGGACGTTACCACCCGGGGCAACCAGGGCTGGCGGGCGACCGCGCCGACGCTGCGGGAATGCACGGTCGAGTTCGAGATGCTCTGGAACCCGGGCGACGCCGGCTTCGAGGCGATCAAGACCGCGTTCCTTGGCAGCGGTACGCTCCGCTTGGCCGTGCTCACCGGCGACAAGGACGCCTCGGGCACGGAGGGACCGCTCGGCGATTTCTCGATCACCAACTTCTCGCGCAACGAACCGCTCGAAGAGGGCGTCACGGTGAGTGTGACCGCCAAACTGGCCGAGTTCGACCAATGGGTGGAGGTGGCTTAATGAAGACATTTACCGACAGGGCCGGCCGATCTTGGACCATCACGTTGACGCTCGGTACGGCCATGGCCGTGAAAGACCGGCTCGGCGTCGACCTGCTTCAGCCAGAGGCGGGCGACCCGCCGCTGCTGACCCGCCTCGGCACCGACGAGATGCTCTTGGGCGAAGTGCTCTGCGCGATGCTCCAACAGCAATTCGAGGCCCGGGGGGTCACCGCCGAGGAGGTCCGCGACGGCTTCGACGGCCAGACGCTCCTGGCCGCCCAGAAGGCCTTTTACGAGGAACTGATCGATTTTTTCCAGAGTCGCGGCCGCACGGATCGGGCCACCGCGGTCGCCAAGCAGCGGAAGATGATCGACGCTGCGGTGACGGCGGTGGAGACGCGGATCGACGCGATCGACGTCGAGCGGACGATTGCTGGGGCCATGTCTGGCGAATCGCCGGAAGTCTTGGCATCGACCCCCGACCCTTGACGCTACGGCAGCTTTTGTGGATGGCCGACGGCCGCAATGAAAACCTCTGGCAGATTGCCTCGGCTGTGATGGCGCTGTTGGCCAATTGCCACCGTGATCCGAAGAAGCGGGCCTTCACGCCCGACGACTTCAATCCGATGGTTCACCGCACCCAACGAGCCGACGTGATCCGAGTGACGCCCGAAACCGTTGGCGACTTGCGAGAGGCGTTTGTCGCAGCAGTCCAGACCTGAGGCCCTTTGATGGCAGTTTCATCGACCGCAATTCGAGCCGGACGGGCGTTCGTTGAGCTATTTGCCGACGACACGAGGCTCGTGCGAGGCCTGCGTCGGGCCGAGGCGAAGGTTCGAGCGTTCGGCGAGCGGCTGAAGAACATCGGCCGGCGGATGATGACGCTGGGGATGACCGCCGCCGCGCCGTTGGCGCTTTCGACCAAGGTCTTTGCCGGTTTCGACGATCAGATGCGGGCCGTCCAGGCCGTGATCGGTGCGACCGGCAAAGAGTTCGACATGCTCAATGAGAAGGCCAAGATGCTGGGGCGTACCACGTCGTTCTCGGCCGCCCAGGTTGCGGCCGGCATGCTCGAACTGGGCCGGGCCGGATTCTCGCCCAAGCAGATCGACGCGGCCATCGCCGGGGTGCTCGATCTGGCCCGGGCGACCGGGACCGAACTGCCCGAGGCGTCGAACATCGCGGCCAATACGCTCCGTTCGTTCTCCCTGGAGGCCGACCAGATGGGCCGCGTGGCCGACGTGATGACGGCCACGGCCAACAACTCGGCGCAGACGCTCACCGACCTGGGCGAGGCGATGAAATACACCGCGCCGCTGGCGGCCGAGTGCGGGCTCACGCTGGAAGAGACCGCCAAGACGCTCGGTGCCCTGGCCAACTTCGGCATCAAGGGCTCGATGGCCGGCACCACCATGAAGAACATCCTGCTGCGGTTGGCCGATCCGGCGATCCGCAAGCAAGTCGAAGCGCTCGGTGTCTCGGTGACCGACGCCGGCGGCAATCTGCGCAACGTCTCCGACATCCTCCGCGACGTGGGCCGGGCGGTCGAGGGGATGCCGAATGCCAAGCGACTGGCCATATTCAACCAGATATTCGGCATGCGGGCCGTTGCCGGTGGGGCCAAACTGACGGCCGCCGCGTTCGATCGTTTGAACAATGCCATCGACCGTGCCTCTGGCACGGCCGCCAAGACAGCCAAAGTCATGGACAGCGGCATCGGCGGCGCTTTTCGACGCCTCTACTCGGCCGTCGAGGGGATCGCCATCGCCATTGGGGACGCCCTGGCCAAGCCGCTATCGGACATGGCCGCCTGGCTGGGCAAGGCGGCCGGTTCGGTCACCCGGTGGGTCAAGGAGCACAAACGGCTTGTGGTGACCGCCATGAAGGTCATCCTCGTGGTGATGGGCGTCGGGGCGGCGCTGATGGCCCTGGGATTCACGTTCAGCGCGGTGGCCACAGCCATCGGCGGGATCATCTCGGTCGTCACGGCCGCGATTGCGGTCTTTCAGGCTATCGCCGGCGTGATCGCCGCGATTGTCTCACCGGTGGGACTGGTAATTGCGGCCATCGCCGCGTTGGGCGCCTACATCCTCTACGCGACCGGCGCCGCTGGCCGTGCGATCGCCTGGCTGGGCGAGAAGTTCAGCCTGCTCAAGGACGACGCGCTCAGGGCGTACCAGGGCATCGCCGACGCGCTGGCGGCCGGCGACATCGCCCTGGCGGCCAAGATCCTCTGGCTTTCGCTCAAGATGGAGTGGCACAAGGGCGTCGCGTGGCTCCTGGACAAATGGATCGGCTTCAAAGAGGCGTTCATGGCTGTGTGGACTGAGGCCGTTTACGGCACGGCCCGAATCCTCACCCGGGCCTGGGCCGGATTGCAGGCGGCCTGGGTCGAGACGGTCGCCTTCCTCTCCCAAGCGTGGACCCGGTTCACCGACACGGTCGTAAGCGGCTGGAACACCACGCAGAACTGGCTCTCCAAGCGGCTGGTCGAACTGTGGGGCATGTTCGACGAGTCGGTCGACGTCGAGGCCACCAAGCGAATCCTCGATGAGGATTTCCGACGGCAGCGGCGCGACCGCCAGCGAGCCACGCAGCAGCAACTCCGCCAGATCGAGGCGACCCGGCAGGCCAAACAAGCGGCGATCGACCAACAGAAGTACGGCACGCTGGCGGAATTGGAGCGGGAGAAGAACGCCCGGCATGCGGCCCGGCAAAAGCAGTACCAGGCCGACCTGAAGGCGGCCGAGGATGCTGTGGCGCAGGCTCGTAAGGAGTGGCAAGACGCCCTTTCCCGAGCGAAGGCCCGGCGCAAGGCCTCACAGAAGGACAAGGGCCCGGAAGGGCTCGAAGGACCGGATGCGCTGATCGCCAAGGCCCGAGAGGCCGTCTCCAGTTTGGGCGCGTTGGGCGGCGTCAGCGGGGCGATCGAGGTCCAGAGCACGTTTAGCGCCATGGCCGCCGCCCGCGGACTGGGCTCCGGCGGCCCGGTCGAGAAGATCAAGGACCGCGTCGCCCAGATCGACCGCAACATCGGTCTGTTGGTTCAAGAGGCTAAGCGGGGCGGGATTCAGTTTGTATAGGGGCCGATCTGCGTATGGCAATCACGATCCACGAAAAACCGACCAGTCGCAGTGCCACCGAGGGCGTCGACAACAGCGCGTCGGCCACACTCGAGTACATCGTCCGGGGCACGGACGACGACTCGGCCGTGCATACCCTGGTCCAGGCCACAATCCCGGCATTCTATCGTGGCCTCTCTTACCAGACGTACAGCATCGACCCGGTCCATGTGGACGAGTCGGATGCGATCGGCTACTGGGACGTCTCGGCCCAGTACGGCGTGAAGGACCCGAAGGAGTCGACCTACACGTTCGACACGGGCGGGGGCACGCAGCACATCACGCAGTCGCTGGTGACCAAAGGCAGCTATCCTGCGCCCGGTTTCGCGGCGCCCGACTTCGGCGGCGCGATCGGCGTGACGCACGAGGATGTCGAGGGCGTCGACATCACGGTGCCGGTCTACAACTTCAGCGAAACCCACTACATCGACGATGCGCTCGTCACCGACGCCTACAAGGGCACGCTCTTCCTGCTGACCGGCAAGACCAATAGCGCCGCGTTCCGCAACTTCGCCGCCGGCGAAGTCCTTTTCTTGGGCGCCTCCGGCACAAAGCGGGGCAAGGACGACTGGGAGATCACCTTCAAGTTCGCCGCCAGCCCGAACGTGGTCAACCTGCAGATCGGCCCGATCACCGTGGCCTCGAAACGCGGCTGGGAACTGTTGTGGGTTCGCTACACGGACGTCGAGGATCTCGAAGCCAAGATGCTGGTCAAGCAACCGGTGGCGGCCTACGTCGAGCAGGTCTACGAGGAAGGCGACTTCTCGGGCCTTGGGATTTCTTGATGGGGGCTGCCGCACCATGGACTATCTCCACAAAGTACAGTCCGGGCAAAAGCTCGAAATCCCGGCGGCGACGTTCAACTCGTTCGTCGACGCCGCGCGGGATTTTCAAGAGCGGCAGCGGGACAAGCGTTCAAGGCCCGAACCGTACTTCCCCGACTCGGGGATCATCCTGGTCGCCAACCAATCGGGCGCGGACCGTAACCGCTTCGACGTGCTGGGTGTGACCGGGCCGATCATCCCTCCGGGCGCCAACCTGATCGAATTCAAACGGCGGCCCACGTTCCGCGGCGTCAAACCC